GAGGCCTTCGGCGTGACCAACGGCACCAACTGGTACCTGGAGGGCCTCTCCTTCGAGGCCGCCACGCAGAAACACGTCGAGGCCCTGACCGCCGAGAACCAGAGTCTGAAGACCCGCATCGAGCAGTCTCAGCTTGGCGAGGAGAAGCCGGCCGAGTTCCAAACGGCCGACAAGGACGCCAAAGGCAAAACGATCGGAAAGTACTCGCAAGGCCAGCTCACCGATGGCCAGGCTCACTACGCCGCCAGTCTCAAGCTCGCCGGCCACAACTAGAACCGCCCCGAATACCTTTTTTGACACGCGCGCCGGGCAGACCGGCAAACCAACCACCGATTCCCAGTAAGGAGCACACCCATGGGTATGCCGACCCTGCTCGACGTCCTCAAGACCAATGGCAACGACGCCGTTGTCGGCCTGATCGACGAGGCCGCCCGAGTCGTGCCGGAAGTCTCCGGCATCAATCCGCTCACCGGCGCCGGGCTCCCCGGCGTGGCTTCGGCCCGCACCATTCGCGGTTTGAACTACAAGACGCTGGTCCGCACCGCGGTCCCCAGCGTCGGGTTCCGGAAAGTCAACGCCGGCACTGCCGTCGACAAAAGCACCTTCGAGCAGCGCTTGATCGAGTGCTACCTGATGAACCCCATCTTCGAGTGCGACAAGGCGATTGCCGACGTGCACGAAGACGGCTGGCAAGCCTACTTGGCCATGGAAGCCAGCGGCATCATGGAGGGCGCCTTCCAGTCGCTGGGAAAGGCGTTCTTCTATGGCAGCAATGCGACCCATGGCCTCACCGACGCATTCCCCGGTTTGCTGCAAGCCTACGACGACACGAACATGGTCGTCGATGCCGGCGGCACGACCGCGACCACCGGATCGAGCGTGTGGCTGGTCCGCTTCGGACCACAGCACGTCCAGTGGCTCCTAGGCAACGGCGGCTCGCTGAACGTCAGCGAGGTGACCGAGGTCCGGCTCACCGACGGCTCCTCGAACCCGTACACGGCCTATCACCAGGAGCTCTACGTCCGGCCGGGACTCCAAGTCGGATCCGTCTACTCGGTGTGCCGCATCAAAAAGCTGACGGCCGACAGCGGCAAAGGGTTGACCGACGCCCTGATCTATTCGGCGCTGGCCAAGTTCCCCACCGGCGTGCGCCCTGACGTGATGTTCTGCTCGCGGCGAAGCCTGCACCAGCTCCGCAACAGCCGCACGGCGACCAAGCAGACCGGCGCGCCGGCCCCGATCCCGACCGAGGTCGAAGGCATCCCGATCGTCCCGACGGACTCCCTGAGCGACATCGAGGCTTTGACGCTCTAACAGCTCCCAGAGCAAAACGTCAAAAAGACCTGGAAAGCGCAACCAACCGACTACCTAAAACCATCCCCCTCCAACACGAGGATCAAGAACCATGGACCGAGCCCAAGCACTCGTCAAAGACGCCTCCTTCGTCAAGACGAAGGCCCTGCCGGCTGAGGCCGCGGCTGTCTACTCCGACGGCCTCGACCTCGGCGCGCTCTCCAGCCGGGGCGTCCGGCTGGTCGACTGCGAGCTGCTGATCCAAGCTCCGGCCTTGGCCGTCGCCGACCTGGCCGATGCCGCCACAATGACCTACGCCGTGCAGATGGACAACGACTCCGCCTTCGGCAGCCCGACGACCATCCTGCCGAGCGTCATCGTGCAGACCGGCGCCGGCGGGGCCGGAGCCGCGGCGGCCAGTATCCGCCTGCGGCTGCCCTCGAATTGCGAGCGATACGTCCGCGTCAGTGCGACCAATTCGGCCGCCGGCGAAGCAAGAGACAAGTCGATGACCGTCTCGCTGCTCTTCTGATCGCAATCCCATGCCCAACCTCTCCGCCACCGCCCGCGCCGTCCACAACGCCACCCGGCGAGCTCATCTCGCCGACCTGGTCACACTGCGGCGCGGGCTGGCGCAGACGGCCGACGTCCCGGCCCGGCGCATCGCCGTGACCGTGGAAATCGTCGACGCGACGGGCGCAACGGTCCAGGCCGAACGAACCGACTGGATCATCGAGGCCGCCGATTACCAGATCGACGCCGCGGCGGTCCGGCCCGAAGCCGGCGACGAGATCGAGATCCCGGACGCCGACGGCATGACGCGGACCTACCAGGTCGTGCCGCGGGGATCGGAGAGCCACTGCCGGGCCTGCGACGGCGGCCAGACCGCCTGGCGGGTCCACACGCAACTAATCGCAGAAAACGCAGAATAGCCATCCACTCTTTTTTGAAAGTATTTCCATGACGCCCTTCCGTGCGATTTTCGTCGTGCTGGCTGCCTGTATGTGCCTGTTGCTGTTTACCTCCTCGGGCCTGGCCGCGCCGGCCCCGCCGGTCGACTACTCCGCGCTGAGCGAGGCGATCGCCGACGTTCAGGAAGCCATCGACGGACTGAAGCCTTACCAGGCGACGCTCGATCGAGCCAATGCCGCGGCGGATCTCAAGCAGGCGGAGCTTCAGCGCCTCCAGGAAGAGCTGGCAGTCAAGATCCGCGACGTGGAAGCAGCAACCGGCGAGCTGATCACCGCGGCCGAAGCCGTCGAGACCAAGATCGAAAAACTCCGCCGGCTGCTCAGCCCACTCCCGGAGCCCCTGCCAGCGGAGCCGACGCCGGCGGCCCTATTTCGCGCGAAATACCTCTGCGCGATTGAGCCGCGCGCCAGCCACGCCTGGACCTAAAGAAATACCCCATGGCCAGCAAAATGGGCGCCATCACCGACGCGGTCGCCGCGGTCCTCAACCAGGACCCGCCCCCGGTGGCGATCGGCGCCACGGCCGTGCCGACCTGGCGGGCGAGCTGGACGGCGGTCGAGCTGGCGGAGCTGCGCGTCGCGGTCACCCCGGGCCCGGCGGCCTACACCCGGACCAGCCGGGCCACGCTGCTGGCAGTGCCCTCCACCGATCTGATTTTCGCCAAGCGGGTCGATCCGACGGTCAACAGCCAGGTCGACGCCCTTGCCGCGATCGCCGAGGCGGCGGCCGAGTATTTTGCCGAAACCTACGCGAGCGCTCACCTCGTGTCCGGCGACGTGGAAGCCAAACTCGTCGAGCCACCCCGCTTTGTGAGCCCGGACGAAGCCGCCGTCGACGCGAAGCTGCTCGGCGATCAGCGCGTGGCGCTGTTGGCCGTCCGGCTGACCTGGTGGATGTAACCGGCCACCGACCACTAACTCATGACACAGTAAGGAGCAAGCCATGCTGCCGAAAACCGGCCGAGACTGCAAGCTGTACTACAACACGGGAACCGTTGCCACGCCGGTGTGGACCGAGATCGACGAGGTGGCCGACGTCTCGGTCGATGGCCTGGAGCGGTCCATCGCCGAGCTCAAGCGCCGAGCCAAGCAATTCACCAAGGGCCTCGCCGGTCTGATCGGCATGATCACCGCCGGGTTCACCTTGCAGCACGGTCTCAAGCCGGCTGTGTTTGGTGCACTCATCACGCTCTTCTTCGACGGCACGCCGAAAGAGTGGCTGATCGCCAACGGCGACGTCACCGTGGACGGGACGCAGGGGCTGCGATGCCCGTTCATCCTGTCGAGCTTCCCCTGGAATCAGCCGCTCGAGGACGTCTCCGGCCACGAGTGCAAACTCTCCGGCGCCTATATGGAAGACGAAGCCGATGACGAAGTGGATCCCGAGTGGTACGTCGTCGCGGGCACGTAGTGCCCCAACCGCGCGGCAAGCGGAGGCGCGCGGAGCCCGCCACGCAACGAACTTCCTTTGGCTCCGTGGACTCACCACACACCAGCATTTGGGAGCTTCCCGTGAATATCATCGAACAACTGCGAGCACGGATCGCCGGCGATGCGCAGCCCACCGATCCCATGCGAGTCAGCCGCGTTCGCATCGTCCCGGTCACCGCCGGCGAGTTGCGGGCCGCCTGCCAGGCGAATCCGACGCATCCACTGGCCGCCACATTCGCCAAGGCGGTCGCCGGGTTTCCTGACGGCCAGAAAGTCAATGTCGAGCATGCCGACCTGGCAGCCGTGATCGACAATGCCGACGTCGCCACTGAAGAGTCGATCGAGGAAAACCTCGGTGTGCGTGCTCGCGTCGTTCGCAAGACGCTCGTACCTCGCTCACCCGAGCCAGCCCGCCGCGCTGCGGCCTCGGCGCCAACGCCGGCCGCGTCGCCTGCACCGGCCGCGGCGAAGACCAAAGACTGACACTACCACCGCCGCGGCTGTCGCCCCTGGCTAGGTCGCACCCGTGCCGAGGCACGCACAGAGTCGCACTCTGGCCCCGGCGGCCTCACACCAGAAACCAACGCCCATGACCGCGAGAGCTTTCACCGACAAAAAAGGCCGAAACTGGGACGTGTCGCT